TTCCGCTCGCCTTACGAGTAAATCCTGCTGTATCTCTGCCCTCTTCGCTTTCTTTCCTCTGACATCAGAGAACCTACGTCACCGTTAAACTCCTGTTTTTCCTGCAAATCTTCAAATATCTCGTTGTCCATTCACAATCCGCCCTTCCAGATCATTTTGCGATGTTTTCTTTATCCCCTATATTTTTATTATACGCCCTGTAGTCAAGAAGCCCGTCCCTGTCCCTGTAAACGGAACCTGCAGGCTTTTTTGATTCTTTTTCAGCATCCTTTTCGGCTAACCTGTCCATGATTTCCTTGAAAATCTGCTTGATTTTGAAAAATGCGAAAGCCAATCCCAACAATATTAATATTACAATAATTAAAATCACACTATCTATCATATCTTGAACTCCTTTTCAGCTTTGGTGCGAATTTTTTGAAAAACTCGCTGGTTTTCTTGTACCTTTCCGCTTCTGCATACGATATTTTCTTTTCACTAACCATGCTTTCAATCTGTTCGGGATAATAATACCCCTTTATCTCGCCAATTTCCAGTGTTTCTTCCGATGTCTGCTGTTCTCTGATCTGCAAAACGATTGCAAGAGCCATTATAAGATCGTCATGAGAGCCTTTCTCTGCCGCCCAAAACCCTTTGCTGTTCTTGAACTGCTGTGTAAACGTCAGCATTTCGTTCAGTGTTGCCAAGTCCATGATACAATGCATATGCGTATTTGTCCATGTTTTCAAATCCATCAGCATTTGAGAACGGTTGCCCACATGCGTTCTGAATCCCAGTCTTTGTTCCTGCCCGTCGTAGTACGAGTCTACAGGCTTGTTCCTTTGATAGATGTTCTTGTATTTAAGTTCTTTCAATTTCTTTACAGAATACGCACCGTCAAAGTTTATTTCAGGACAGATAAGAGCGTTGTTATACATCACGCCAAGCCCGAACAACTGCAAGATGCAGTATTCAGGATCGTCCTGAGAATGGAACACGGCAACCTGTTCCTCTGTTATATTGTCCAGAACATGCCCTGCGTACCAGTCTATACCCTCTCCTTTCGTATCGAACGCAAGTACATACGGCCTTCTGGCAACGGGCCACTTGTATATGGTGATCTGACCAGTATCGCTCTTGAAATGCTTGAAAGACTCTGGTTTTGGAATCCCATTTGGCTCCAGTTCGTAAGCGAACTCTATCTTGCAAGGAGGTTCTTTTTCGTATTTTGCTTTTAATTCCTGCGCCTGCGCCTGTATCTTGTTGGCATTGAATACCGTGATGCCGGACGTACCCCACTCCGCAAGGCTGTAGACCATGTAGCGGTAAGGGTCGCTGAACCGCAATAGTTCTGTTGTGGCAATATCTTCTTTCTTGCTGAACTTATTGTCTCTCCAAGTGGTTTTCATGATAAGAACGGTCGTTTCAATCCTGCCCAGTGCAGGGTCATCATAAACAACCTTTGTATGGATATGTCTTGGCATATCCTTTTTCGGATCAATATCAAGTATTGCCGCACCATTGAGTTCTTTCGTGACATAATTGAAAAGCCAGTGGTCTCTTGAAACAGGGTTGAACGTAAGAATAAGGGAAGTCCTCAAGAACTCGTCTCTAAGCCTTCCTCTTATCGTTCTCATGTTTTCTGCGGAATCTTCCTCGCTTGCTTCCTCATACCACACATCCGTCATGTTCCCTGACTCGAACATGATTGACTTGATATTTTCCACATCGTCCATGCCGTCAAACACGATCTGATTGCCATTGACGATGTTTCGCAGTTTATATTCCGAGCGTCTTATCTCCCAGTATTTATCAAGCCTTTGACGTTTCATTGCCCAAAGGATAAGCCCCCAGCAGGAATCAAAACAGTTTGTCTTTTGTTTTCTAAGGCAAACCATGTTTCTGCCGGGAAGTATGGTCAACTGCATGATTTTTTTAAGAGCTACGAACCTGCTCTTTCCCGCATTCTCTCCGCCGTAGTACACCTCTACACCGTCTATTGTTTCAAAGAATGGTTCGTACGCCTCGTTCAGTATCCCTACAGGAACATTCAGTGTGATTGGCTCGTTGGGAAGCACATGCGCTTTCATTCGACAGACTCCGGCAGTTCGGGAGATGTTACAACCTTGAAGTTAGCTGTAGTATCGTAAGGTCTTGCCATGCCGTTATTGTCTATCAGGTTGACATTGATTGTCGTTTCCATACCCGTTGCAGGCATGTAGTTATCCTTGTACTCCGGCATTCTTGTCTTTAACGCATACATTGCCATCAGACTGTCGTACGAAGCTTTTCTCCACACACTCGCTTCAAGGTTCTCTGCCTCCATAACCCTTATTGCTTTCAGGCATTGCCTGTAAACCCCGTCCTTTTCAGATTCTTCTTTCCAAAGTGTAGGCTGGAACCTGTTTATCTTCATGCACGAGCATACTTCTGCCGGTGTAAGCCCTGCGGCAAGCATGTTCAAATAAACAACCTGCTCCATTGTAAGCCGTTCCGGTTCTTTTTTCTCTCCCGATTCAAGAAGCAATGAAGAAGCATTGGCCTTCTCCGCATATGTTTGACCTAACCTTACAAGCGCACTGTTTGCGTCCGCATAATCTTCCGGCTCAAGCGATACCTTCTCCAATGGAACTAAACTTTGATTTCTGGAAGAATCTTCCTCGTTACCCTTTTTCTTGTAAGAAGCCACTTTAACGGCTCCTTTCCGCAAATTCCTCGAACTCGTCTATCGCAACCTTTTTCACATTGTATATCTTTTCGCACATTTGCTGTTCCTCGAAATCCATTCTTTCCGCAATCTCGTCTATCTTCGCATCCATCTGCACCAGCAAATGTTGCACGTTCCTTATCTCATTCAGTATGTTAGCCAGAACTTCCTTATCCATTGTTGCCCCCCAAATAATACACGCACTCCTTGTGTTTGCACTCGCCGTCTTTGCCCCTGTGTGGACAGTTCTTAACATCTGAACACCTAATCGCCATATACCCATACTACCACTTCACCATTAACTGTCAATACATAATAGCAACTTTTGCATCCTTTTCGCCACGCATGTCTATAATTGTCTCTTTTCCAAAAACTCTTTTTGTTGAATAATAATTTGTGTGAGTTCTATATATAAACCTACCCCGGCATGTCGATGCCGACGGTACCCCGCGGTATGCGCGCATGGTATAATCATATAAAAATAAATAAATAATAAAGTCACACTACATCACACAACAACAAGCCAGCGATGCCATGCGCCGCGATGCTTCGACTATCAAAGTAATGTTTACAGAATGTTTACAATCTGTTCATGATCTGGACACATATGCCGCGCATAATGAAGCTATCAGATCAATCGGCCGTAATCAGCCAATAGGCAAAGGAGAATTATTATGAAAAGATTATCAATCAATGCTATCAAGAACGACATCAAGAACGGCTATGGTTACATGGAATATGAATTCAACTATTACAATGGACAACTAACGATTATCAATGAAGTACATGAATCAAATGTGCTGGTAAACTATGAGCGTGATAATCAATCAATGACATATGCTATCAATCGTTATAACTTCTTAAAAATGAGCAGACATGATTTTAATAAATGTTTTTCCAATAACTTGTATTATAATATGCAAACCATACAATAACATTACTTTGACAGTCAAACATTAAGAGCGGAAACGCTCTTTTTTGTTGTCCAGTATATGGGCAATTGTCAATGTAATATTGAAAACTATGTGTTGTGATTATGGATATTAGATGACATGATAATGACGATAATGTTTTGTAATTAATTTGAATTGTATACCAATAATCAAAATGCTGGTATACAATAATGGTAATTATTGATGATAATAATCAATATTATAAATAAAAGATATACAATACTATAAATAATAATAATAGATAACACTATAAATAATAATAGATATAACGAAATATAATAGATATAAACGATATTAAATAGATATATCTAGATCGCGCGCGCGTTATATATAGAGAAGGGGGCTATTTGTTTGACTGTCAAAATAATACTTGTATTTGTTCACAGAATGTTTTTATTTAGGGCTGTTTTGTTCATAGTTTATTCATAAATTCGGTTTAGAATGAGATTATCGAAGCAAACAATGAAAAGAGGAAAAGAAAATGCTTATTAAATGCAAAGACAGTGCCGAAACATACCGTCATCTTTGCGACGGTAAAAACGTAAACTACATCAAGGATCAATCGCCCGTATACGTTCATGACGTACACGTATACATGTCAATCGGCGGGAAGCATCAGCCAGTCAGCTATTGCCCATATTGCGGCAAGAATCCGGAATCAGAGGCCAAACCATGAACGCTACAATAACATGGTCTGACATCAATTTGATCGAGTCGTACGGACTCATTATTCCGTCAGCCTGCCCATATTGCGGGCAATTAACCGATGACCGTATATGTCCGGCATGCGGGGCATATACAGAAACAAAACCGGAAAACGATTTCACATTATAAGGGGGAAAATAAAATGCTAAAAACAAATAACAAATCTGTCAGGGATGCCGTCAAAAATCACATCATTGAACATTTTGATGATTTTGACAACTTCAAACATGACGTAAAATCAGCGGGTTCGATTTCCGAACTCGTAAAAGCGGGCGCGCTTTTATGCTATTATTCGGACGTTCGCGAATTCCTGCAAACAATCCTTAAAGAAACAGACGAAGAAGCGGCGAAATATTCCGATGAAAAGGTTTGGCAATTATATATAAACCTGATAATCATGGAAGGTCAAAAGATGCTCAACAAAGGATCGTTTTAGTCTGTATAATCTTAGTGTCCATATCACGATATGGGCATTATAGGCGATACAGCCTAAATAATAAAAGGGGTGAAATCATGAAAAAGTTAACAGCAGAACGAGCGGCAGAACTCAAAGCGCATGGTGTCACACAGTTGGCAAGCGTGGTCAAATCCGTGTATAACACGGAATACTGCAACGTAAACACGATTGATGCAATCATGGCGAATGGCGGCAAATGGATTCCGGCGGCACGCGGCAGTTATCCGGGCAAGCGCGGCACGTGGCACGGTCGTGTTGGCATTGCCCGCAACAAGATCGACTGGACAATCACGCGCTGGACATGCGCGATATAAGGGGGTGATATCATGGATATCCATATCGAGTACATTCCAGCAGTTGACAAGTGGACGATGACGATCAACGGACAATGGGTAATAACGGCAGTATCCATTGATATGGTCATGGCGGCATTGTGTGACCGCTTGCCAATACTTGAAAGGGCAGGTAAATCAGCATGAAAAACAGCAGAACGGCATCATATGTTCGCATCGGAAACTGGTACATCTTCATGACCTTGAGAACGTCATCAAGGCCAACATTTCGCAAGCGCAAGCTAAATATAAGGAGGGTTTAATTTTATGAAAAGCAAGAATTGGTATGTTTCTTGGCGCGTGTATAAAACAACGAGCGGGAAAACACAAGAAATCCACGTTTACGACACGAAAAAAGAAGCGGAGGCAAAGCGGCGCGAGCTTTCAAAAAACAGCACCAATTTTGATTTCTATCATGTGGATTGGATTTGGAAACGCGAGCCAACAAGCGCGATATCAAACGAATGGCAAGTAATAACAGATCACCGCCGATAAAACAGAGAAAGAAGGTATAATATCATGTCATACATTCATCAAGGCATCAAGCTGTCATCAATCGCCTGGTACAAATGGGGCGAAGCAACAAAAGCAGAACGGCAGGAAGCAAGAGAAGCAATCCGGCAGGCCGCGCATAATTGCAGACAATGGCTGAAAACATCGAAGGAAAAGCGGGAAGGGGGCGAATCCGAATGATTAAAATAATTAAAACGGAATACGCAAGTGAATTTTCGCCCATTGTCAGAACGGAGCATGTCAAAGATTTGGATTTTTTTGATTTGACCGCTTTTGACCTGACAAAAGATGATTTCGCTGATTATTTCCGGGAGCATATCGGGGATTTCGGCAATATCACGAGCGTTCACGATGACGGCAGTTATATTTCAGTCAAATACGAACGGCAGAACAGCGGCATCTTGGAAATATACCCGGAGCCGCCGCTCGTGCCGAAAAAGAAGGACAAAAGACCAACAAAGAACCTTGAATCTCTTGTAAAATATGCAAACAGCAAGGGATATCACGTAGGTCTTACTCAAATGTCTAAGAAATTCGGGTACAACTGGTATGGCTTTATGTATCGAGAAGATTGCACAATCGTGTCGCATACAACTGATGAATTTGACACGGCTTATCAGGCCGTAAAATGGATGCTGAAAGACGCAGGCTTGCTTTGATATGCTGATACCAAGAGATGACTATATAACGGTTGAGTTATACAGGCAGATGATCGGTTATAGCAGTCACATAACCGTCCTGAAAGCGATTAAGCAAGGACGGTTACAAGCTATCAATTTTTACGGTCATTGGATGATCCCGCGAAATGCCATCATCATTGACCGCCGTGTTACTCATGGTCGGACAATTGGACAGGCGGCAATGAAAAGGCATCTGCAAGAGCAGGCGAAAGAAAAGGGATACACGAACGAACGAATACTAGGCATGGAGGACGAATAATGAAAGACGTTAATATATTTATAATGATTACAATGGTGATTGCGGCATTGATTTTGTTGCCGCTTTTTCTGGTGGCAGAAACGAAAGCAGAACTGCAAGCGCAGATTGACCGCCTGGAGTCGCAGATTGCAGACAACACGCCGCCCGATATCGATTTGTATATCGCAGACTTGCAAGAGCAGATCGATGCGTTAAAAGCGATTCCAACGTGTGTGCCAACGGCAACGCCGGAGCCAACAATAGCGCCGCCGATAGAAAACGGCATGACAATGACGTATCTTGGTGATTTCAAGATTGTCGGCTATTATAAAGGCGGGAACGGATTGATAACGGCAACAGGCGTACAGTGCAAAGAAGGCGTGACGATTGCCGTCGATCCGAAAGTCATACCTTATGGAACCTACGTCTACATTGAGGATATCGGCATAAGATTAGCGCAGGACTGCGGAGGCTTCACCGGAAAAGTTATCGATGTCTATTGGAAAACGAAAGCAGAATGTTACGACTGGAACGATACGCCGGACGACACACACAGAAAGGTTTGGATTATCAAATAGTCGCAAAATGTATCTTATCAGCCTTGACAGCATATAATGTAAAGTGATAAAATGTGAAGTAAGATTACATTCGATGGAGGGCGTTATGAAATCCAAATGGACAAAGGAAACAGCAGAACGTTGTGTGTCTGAAAAGATAGCAACAGGCAAGGTAATTCTTCTTGACGGAAATCTGTCGCTTAAACAATGCGGTGCGGCAGATTATCTCGTGAAAAATCACGGGTATATTTTTAAGCATGGGGGGAATTGAAAATGGCAAATGAAGGAAACGATTACAATGCACTCTCTATAATTGAGGGAACAACAAACACATCTGCCATGCAAGCGCTTACATCAATCTCAAATTTTCAGCAAGTTATCAGGCAGACATTGAAGGACGGATACGATTATGGGGTTATCCCCGGAGTCAACAAGCCGTCACTGTTCAAGCCGGGAGCCGAAAAGATCAACATGCTTTTCAAGTCAAATCCGAAGTATGAATTCCTTGACAGAACGGCAGACTACGAAAAGGGTCTTTTCATCTACGAAATCCGTTGTACGCTATACCGTAGTGCAGTTGTGGATGGAGTATTGATTGAGGTTCCAATTTCTCAAGGCGTAGGATCATGCAACAACAAAGAAAAGAAATTCCGGTATCTTAATGTTTACGAAAGTGATTTGCCAAAAGGAACAAACAAGGAAAACCTGCAAGAAATCAAGATCAGGGGCAAGGGTGGAAAGCCAGATTATTCAAAATACCAGATCGAGAATCCCGATCCATGCTCTCTTGCAAACACAATTTTGAAAATGGCAAAGAAAAGGGCATACATTGATGCCACGTTACAGCTTGCGGCATTGTCTGAAATCTTTACTCAAGACATGGAAGATTTGACAGACACGATTGACATGGGCGAAGTCGAGTACACGGCTCCGGCAGACCGTACGGAATCGGCAAAGCCAGCAAGCAAGCCTCCGGCGAAACAAGCACCTGCATCAGAACCAACGCAGGACGATATCAACAATGTGTTTATGCCTGACGTTCAGTATCGAGTTAAAAAAGCGGAAAAGGGAACGACAAAAACAACCGGGAAATCCTACACAAAACTGCTGATTGAAGAAGCAGGATTCACATTGGAAGTTTACGATTACGAATGTCACGATATTGCCGAGGGCGATTTCATCATCATCAAAACAATGCGTCCTATCAAGTCGCGAGAGTATAACGGCAGGACGTATTACTCGACATCTGCAACAATCGATATTGCCAATACGCTGACGCCAGAGTCCTTTAACACGGCAGAAGCAGAACAAATTCCCGTACCGTGGGATGAATAAAGAGAAAGGGTCTGCCGTATACGATAGCAGACCCCTTCTTGGAGGGAGAAAATATGAAAGAGGTGTACATTTATCATGCGCCCAAGACACATAAAAGTCAACATAGAAGATTATGATGTTGTATGGGTTGAAAACGGGCTGTTTGCCGTCACGAAAGACGGTATCGTAATACGCAAAAAAAATGGAGGACACATAATTTGCCCGGTTCAGTTCATTTCGAAAGGCCACAACAGAGCTAGCGTTTCTTGCTCGGTTTCCGGAAAACAACGGTGGTTTTACGTTCATAGGCTTGTTGCAGAAGCATATATACCAAACCCAGACAGTTATCCGCAAATAAACCACAAGGACGGTAACCCCCGAAACAACATCTGCACCAATCTCGAATGGTGTACCGGGAAGCAGAACATGCAACACGCAATAAGAACTGGGCTCAAGACGTATCACCATAATCCGCGCTGTTCGTGTGGGCGGGGTCTGGTTTACTCCGGACTACGGCTTTGCAATAGGTGCATGGAGAACTTAGTGTCCATTGAGCACAGGCGCATTAAAATGAGAAACGAGTGGGGGCACAAAGACTTGGCATCCATTCCGGAACCAAACAGATTAATGATTATTATGCATTATTCCGGCAAGTCTATGGCAGAAATCGGACGATGCTACGGGGTGTCACGAGAAAGAATCAGACAGATTATTTACAATGTGGAAGGAGGTGCTTACGCAAATGTTGGAAAAAGAGATTGTCAAGCCTAGCCAATACGATTTTGAATTGTCCTGCCCGCCAGAAGAAAAGCCGGGCAATTGGCAGGTAGAAGTTATCATCAGCCGTTCATATGTTTATTCGCTTGGCGGCACAGAACAGCAATGCATTGACAGTGCTATCGAACTTGCAAAGAAAGAGTACGGTGACTATGACGACACGGATTGCACCATAACGGCGGAAGCAGTTGAATTTTGAGGGGGAATAACTATGTATCTAAACATTCAAGCGGTTCAGGACGACATACAGGCCGAGGAAATCATACTTGGCATAAGATCAGAGGAAGCAGAGCGCGACAGGCTTATAGAAGATTGCCAAAAGATGATTGAGAAGTACGAAAACAAGATTCTCGATTATCAGGAAATGTGCGAACGTTCGACAAAGGACGCAAGATTGTTGCTTGGCGAGTATT